GATGTCGATCATCTCCTGCACTTCGCCGTCGCCCTCGGGCTTGATCTTGCCCATCTCCAGCGCGACCAGCGAACCCAGCGCGTCCTTGTGCTTGCGCAGCGCCTCGCCGCACAGGCGCACGGCTTCGCCGCGGCGCGGGGCCGGGGTGGTGCGCCAGGTCTTGAAGGCTTCCTGGGCGCGCTTGACGATGGTTTCGTAGTCCGCGACGCTGGAGGCGTGCACGGTGCCGATCACCTCGCCGGTGGCCGGATTGACCGGCTGCAGCGCGCCGGCGTCCGACGTGCGGGACCATTCGCCCTGGCCGAGATAGGTGCCGGAATGCTCCGCGCCGATGCCGAGCGCCTTGAGGATTTCGTGGGACATGCTTGCTCCTGGACCGTGGCGCCTCGCGGCGCGGTGGGATGGGTGGAAAACGGCAATTCTAGCAGCCGGGGCCGTAGCATCAGCGAATGATGCGCCGCGCCATGGCCGCGCGGGTAGCGGAAATGCTCGAACGGTGTGGGAAAGACGGTCGAATCCGGCCGCAGCCGAATCGTCAGGCGACTTTGAGTTCTACGGCCTTGCCCATGCGGGCGGCGAAAGTGACGAGCATATCGAGGCTGAATTTCTCGGCCTTGCCGCGGCGCAGATCTGAAACGCGGGCTTGGCTTACCTTGAGGATCTTGGCCGCATCGGTCTGATTGAGATGCTTGTCTTCGATCATCTTCTCGATAGCGATCATGAGCTCTGCACGCATTCTGAGGACGGTGGCTTCGGGCTCGGGGAATCCAAGGTCGGCGAACACGTTCCCCTTGGAGCGGGTGATCGTGGTGTCATCGCGGGTCATGGTTTTTTTCTACCTGGGTATTGGTATGGGATGTACTGCTTCAGCTCACGGATGTGTGGCTGCGATCACTTCCTTGTGACCGCTTTGTAGCGGGTTCTGCCTATATCTACGTCGTGCTGGGACGTTTTATCGGTTTTCTTGGTGAACGCGTGAAGGACATAAATCTCATCGCCAATGTCGGTTACATAGAAGACACGATAGATGCCGCCGGCTTCTTTGATCCGAATCTCGCGAACTCCTGCGCCGACGGTTTTCATCGGCTTCCAGTCCGTCGGATCGAGCCCCTGCTGGATACGGTAGAGCTCATAGCCTGCATCGCTGCGGGCGTCGTCGGGAAAATGCTTCAGGTCATCGAGAGCGGAGCCGACAAATGAAAGTTGCTTCATAACGCGTATCAGTTGTTATGAAGGCAGCATACAAATACTTATATAAATATACAAGTATTTGTATGCCGTGGCGCCGCCGATTTCTTCGACAACCGGCAAACCGCCATGGCATCCGCACGGGGAAACATTGCGTGCATGAAATGAGCGAGCGGCAGATGACGCTGCGGAACTCAACACCGAGGTGCACGCTTGGACACCCTCTGGCTGTGGCCTTCGCCGGCGCACAAATGAGCTTCTGGAATTGGTGCCCCCGATACGATTCGAACGTACGACCTTCCCCTTAGGAGGGGGACGACAGACACTAGAATTTAAGCTATTTCCGCTTAGACTGTGACCTCTTTGTGACCGAAAGGGCTTTATCTAGCAGCTTTACGGCCCCATCGTCACCGTCTGGCGTCAGGTGCGCATAGTACTTCTCGGTGGTCGCATAGTCAGCATGACCCATGAGTAACTGAATGCGACGCAGCGGCACGCCGGCCATCGTCAAGCTGGCCCCGAATGTATGCCTCAGGCGGTGCAGGGTCCCGCCAATTTCCGCCTCCTTGGCATCGGCTCTGAACCAGTCGCTAAGTGTGTCCGGATGGACCGACACAAGCGGATCGGGAAGCATCTTCAGGGCCGCAGATGCCGTCTTGTTGAGCGGCACCTCCCGCCACCGACCAGACTTATTCCTTCCCTTGCCGGTTTCGTCGGGGATGGACTCGATGCGCATCCGTCCCCCGACGATCCTTTCCTTTGGGTAATTGGCTATCTCGCCTCGGCGTGGTCCGGTGTGGGCCATGAATCGCCATAGCGGGGCGCGGGCAGTATTCGCGTCATAGAGCTTTTTGAGAGAGGCGGCGTCATAGAACTTCACCGCGACACTGCGAACCCCCTTGGGCGCTCGCACGGCGGCCAGTGGATTGACATCAAAAAGCCTCCACTCGATCCCTCGCTTGAAGGCCGCCTTCAGCCTGCGAAGTTCCTTGCCAACGGTCTCATTGGCTGCGCCATCCTCCATGAGACGCTTGGCCTTGAACTGCTCCAACTCAAAAGGCGTGATGGAATCGATGGGACGATGACCGAACTCCACATTGAAGCGCTTGACCTCACTCTTGGCCTTCTTGTGCGTCGTCGGATGCTCTGCCTCATACCACTCAAGATAGGATTCCAGAAAGTCGCGCACACGCGGCGCCTTGCTGATGATCCTTACGCCATAAGTCAGCTCCGCCTCTTTCGCAGCTCGTAGTTTCTCAGCTTCTCCATGGCTAACCTTACCGATGGAGACTCGTTCCCGCTTAGTGCCCGCGCGCCAGTTGAGATAGGCTGATTGGTCACGCCAGTAGATGGTGACGCGCACCATTGCTTCGCTCCATAAATCGCCGCATAAAGCGCGGCCTTCTCGTACACCTGTTTGCCCATGAAGTTGCGCGGGCTAAGTCCATACTCAGAAGCGTTGCGTCTGAAGTGGTCCTCGCTGACGCAGCAGTAAAAGGCGGCCTCACTCGCATCCAGCCAGTCTTTGCCAGCCAGATTCAGTTCCTTCGCATAACCCATGGATCACCTCGTCTAGGAATGCAGGTATTGAGGGTCAATCGCATAAAGCGAAGGGAACCTCCCCGCAGAAGAGAAGTGAGCTGCCTTTGTCATGGTTAGGACGCCAAGATTGATGGCTGCTTGGCGGTGCTTGTAGAAGCCCTTCTTTGTGATCAGGCCCGGTATGTGCCGGAATTCAGAATATGGAAGGGAAATGCTCCCGTTGTTATGCCCGTCATACTTCATGATGGCGTGCAAAATAATGGTTCTTGCCACCGGATTGACGCACTCCTCCTGGAAGAAGCGATAGAGCTTATTGGTTACGATACCAAAGCACTCTTCGCGCTCCATCTTGCTACGCACCGATTTTTTAACTGGCTTTGTCTTCCGTCTCATTGAGAGCGAAGCGTCTATCCCCTTAGTCCAGTCTGGCTCGTCTAGCTTGGGCGGCGCCCTGCTTACCATGCTTTGCTGTTGAATCTGTCTTGCCTTGTCATTCAACTCTTTGCACCAATCACGCACTTCAGACTCAATCCATAGAAAGTCGCTTTCACCGATTCTGAATGCCTCTGGGAATGCGTTCATGCCCATGCACCCGAATATGGTGTCGCTAGGCAAGCCAGTAAGTTGGATCACCCCATTGATGCCAATGAGCTTCATGTTATTTCGGATCATATTAAGCACTCCAATCTTCGCGATATTCCATCGGAGGCGACGGCAATAGCATCCAGTATTTTGGCTCTCCAATATCCTCATATGTATTGAGATCGGACCAGTAATCACCATCCCAGGCACCAATTCCCCATCCGCCATATTCAAACCAAAGCATTAATGCCGTACCGTCTAATGGGGCGGTGGCGATAGGCAGCCATTTTCTTCTGCTTGTGCGCCTTCTGTTATCCATCACCCACCCCTCTTGGCCGCGATGGCTTGGTCTCTCGCACACTGACTGCATAGCGCGGGTCCGCCGCAGCGCGCCTTCACACCGTCAGGTCTCGCCCACGCATGCCCGTGGCCGGAGTTGGTGCCGACGCGTAGCGTGTCGAACCACCCGATCGGTTTGGGGTCGACTTCCTGATTGCACACCTTCGCCGCCATGGCCTCGATTCGACGAGTTGCCGCGACCACTTCATCCGTCAGGTGGTGCGACATCGACACATCGCCGAAGTGCGAGAAGATGAAGCGCATCAGCGTGATCGCATCGGCATTTACCGAGCATTCCTCGGCAGTTGCGCTGGCGTGGTAGAGGGCGGCTTGCCATGCGGCCCACATCAAATCCGCGAATTGCCTAGCGAACGGGTGACCTTCGCGGCTCTGCACCCACGCCTCGAACCGTTCGCGCACCTTCTGCTCGTCGGTCATGGTTGGCTGCTCCCTGTGCCCGCAACAGTTTTCGTTAGTCGCACCTCACGAATAACGTGTCGGCGCAATCCACAGCGACCACAAGTCTGCATGCCTGACTCAAGTTCCGGCTCGTAATCAGAACTAATGAAAGGCGCATCATCTACCCATAGATGCAGTTGACCGTCATCGCAGTATTTCCAGAACGGTTTGTCGCGCATCACCCCTTCTCCTTCCCGGCGAGCGTCGGGGCGGCGAACTCGGCTAACGTGATGCTGCCTTCCTCGGGATACTCCGCATTCATAATGTGGAGGCCCCAGCGCTTACTGCCGCCGTCTTCCTCAATGTTTCCGATCCAGGCGATTCCATCGCTCCAACGGTCATCGAGGTCAACTGCTTCGTCATCGCCACCGCAAACGGTGTGAATGCAATCAAGAGCCTGCTTCGAGATACGCATCTCGGATGGGACAAGCAGCATCCCCTCCGGCACGACCTCGCGCTCGGCGGGGTGCGTGTAGAGCGATGCCCATCCTTCCTCGGTCTCGAAGTCGGCACCAGACAGCAACCACAGCGGCGTCCCATCAGGAAGGTCGTGGATGCCACCCTCTCCCAGCCAGTTGATGTACGGGCCGTCTTCTCCATCTTTGACGTACCCGGCCAGCTCGCAGACAACTTCCTCCCCCTGAACCTCGCCGCCTTGCGCGGCTTGCGGGTGGGGTTGGGAGAGCATCGCTTCACGGCAGGCATTCCAACCAACTGCTTCGTGATAGCTGGCGAGCATCAAATCAGGAAGTGGCTTAGTATCCGGCACCTTCGCCACCACAAGCTGCGCCAGACGCGCGGAGAGGGATGCGATATTGCAAGCCATTGCCTCGCGAGCATTGTTCCAACCAACAACCACTCCGTTTCGATAGCCTGCGTTGTAATCGGTGTCGTGGCTACATGGCGTGCGGTCTTCGAGCGGAATCGTGGATTCAATGGCGGCACGCATTTTTGTTGCAATGCGGCTATAACCAGAATCACCACTACACTCATTGAATGCAGCTACAGCCTTGCGTACATCCTCATCCGTCACCTGCACCTGAGCGCGGGCGAGGTGGTTCTTGATAACCTTCATTGCTTCGTGAGCGCCGTAAGCCTTGTTGAAGGCATATCCGCAAACCTTCTCCATGGTTTGCAAGGCATTATCAAGCGTCATCTCACTCATGGCTGTTCCTTTATCCAGTCCTGAACTTCACGCGATACAGCGAGATATGCAGCCGATGGGGTTTTGGTGATTTCCTGTCCCGGGCGATACGCAGCCCATACCGCATCACGCAGATGCTTCGGCAGGCGAAACCAGTGGCGCTTGCAGCCCCACATGGCGGGCGGCACTTCCAGCGGGCATCCTGGCCAGTGACATGTGTGGCGAATCTTCTGCTCGTCGTTCATGGCTTTTCTTCCATCGCAAGCATGGTCAATAGGCGCGGTTCACCGACGATTTGCACCGATTTGTTCGCCTTATCGAAGACGTGTCGGATATGACCAATTGCCTCACGTTTGCAGGACGCGGAAAGGCTCGCGAATGACTCGTTATCGGTCCAGTTGCCCAGGTCAATTTCAACGGTAATTTGTGCGCGCATGCGAACTGAAATGCCCATCACCCCTTCTCCTTCCCGGCGAGCGTCGGGGCTGCGGAGAGCGAATTGCGCAGACGTTCCGCAGCGAACAGGCCGTAGTAAAGGTGATATGCCACACGCTCCATATCGTCATCAGACTCTTCGCCACCATGATCTTCGATGAAGTCGATACCTGAGGTCAGTGGGATGGCCTCATTCGCTGCAGAAAGATTCGCCTCAAGCAGTTTAAGAAGGTCATGGCGATCAACCAGCACCCACCCCTCCGGCACAGCCGCGCGCTCGGAGTGAACGATCTTGTCCGCCTTACCCTTGGTCTGGATTGAGGCGACACCAGTGGTTGGCACATCGGACGGACGCCAAATCGTCCCGCAGCCATGGCATAGGTGCGAGCGGTGAGGGGGATTATCCCATACGCCATTTGGCGGTCCGCGCGTCCCGTCTCCTTCCTCCGGCGCATCGATATGCTGCATACCGCATGATGGGCAATGCAGGATCATCGAAATAGGTTTGAAACCTTCATAGTGAGTGTAGAGCTTCTGCACTTCGAACTTGTCGCAGTCATTCAACCGATCCTCCTCCCTGAGGTCGGCCGTTACCCACGCGCCCATATAGCCATCATCTCCGACAAATCGATAACGACAAGCAACAGCCTCGGCCTGCGCCTCACCGCCTTGCGCGGCCTGCGCGGCTTGCGGGTGGGATTGGGATAGCATCGCTTCGCGGCAGGCGTTCCAACCCCATGCGAACTCTTTGTGACACGTCAGTACACGATCGCCGCGTATGTAGTCGTTTACATTGGTAACACCGCCATTGGTGAAGAACACCATTTCATCCGGCACATTCGCCGCCACAGGCTGGCGTTGCGAGAGAAGGGCTTTAGCTTCCCGAGCGATGCGCGCCATCAGCTGAACTTTGTCGGCCACGCTGCTGGTGGTGTCCTGCTCGATAAGGCTGATGCGAGCTAACGCTGACTCCACGCTATCAGCCACCACAGGCTGCGCCAGACGCGCGGATTCGAGGGCTGCGCTCTCATGTTCAAGTACGGCCCGCAAGCCCTGTTCGTGCGTTCGCGGATGGCGTGTTGGTTTGGCGTCAGGATCGCCCCAATAAATGCGATCTGCTACATCAACATCCTCATCCGTCACCTGCACCTGTGCGCGGGTGAGGTGGGCGTCGATGGCGCCGACGAGTGCGGCAATTAACTTATCGCCAGTCAGATCACGCCACTTTTCTCCATAGCGCAATGCTTCCATTCGACCATCTTCGTGTCGAATAAGAGTGTATTTCCCATTCTCAAGCGTCATCTCACTCATGGCTGTCTCCGATGGCTGCGCGGGTGGCGTCGATTTTCTTATCTGCATATGCGTCTTGATGCTCAGGCAAGTGGGCAAGCCAAACATTTTGCTGTGTCTCCGTCGCCGCATCACGAAGCCACAAGTAGCGATCCGAGTTGGCAGCAAGCCGCTCAATATCCGCCCCATAGTCGCCAGACGGCTCGATGCCGTGGCGCCTAAGCGCGGCGTTGACCTGCTCCAGCGCGATGCGCAGGCCGGTGTTGATGGCGGTTTCAGTCATGGCTGCGTCCTTAGACTGACTCGATCGACACGCCGACGATTACGGCTAGCGCCTGGAGGATGTCGCCGCCACAGGCGCATCCGGATCCATAGCCACTGCCAAGACTTTTAACATCTCGGTCATCGGCCAGCCTGGCTTCTTCTAGCCACTCATCCTGGTGCGTTTCACTCCAGTCGTAGAAACCATCCGGACGCGGCCTCTCCATCCACCAGCAATCGTTGTCCACGATGAAGCGTGCGCCAGGATTGTCCCGAATCAACTGCACAAGGTCTTTCTTGCTCATCACGCTCTCCTTTGTAGGCGGCAGTGGCCGGAGGCGATCCCGCCTTATTCCTGCATCAACACTTCTAAACATGTGTCCGCTAAAACGGCACATCGTCATCGTCAAAGCTGTCTGTCTGTGGCGGAGGCGCGCTGCGCTGTTTGTTGTTGTTATTGCGCTGCTGCTGGCCTCCGCCACTCGATCGCTGTTCCTTCGGCTGCAAGCTGAGGCTGATCGTGTCGCCCTTAGAAGTCTGCTTATCCCAGCCGGACAGCCAATACTCCTTTCCATCCACGTTGATCGATCCCTTGCGATCCGGATGGTTGTCCTGCTCCTTGCGGTCGTTAGTGAAGAGGACGCCTCGGTTGGTGTTGTCGTATTGCTTAGTCATGCCGCCTCCGCGTGCTTAGCCTGGTTTGCATGCTTCTTGAGCGCCGAGCGCGTGCCGCTTGGCAATAGATCCCATAGGGCTGCCTTCAGATCTGTATCTAGACCGCGATTGGCGACGGCCTCATGGGCGCCCTGGACATCGCTCATGTCCATGTATTCGCTGATGTTGGCTGCGAGCTTTTCCAGTTCGACGCGGTGCTCGTTGGTATAGTCATTCCAAACACCCGAGCGAGGCTGTCCGGATAACGCGTTGTCGCCCTGACGCTTCGCAGCTTTGGATGCAGCGTTTCCGTCATCGTCTTCGGGGGCGATGCCGGCGAGAGCCATCAGCGCGTAACGACGGGCATAGGTAAGCGCTGAACCCTCGCCCTGCGGATCGTTCTTGACCGGATGCACGGGATAGCACCCACCGATCCACTGGCCGCTGCTGTGCAAGAAGCGGGTGTAAAGGACCGTGCGATCATCCACGATATCCGTCTGTTGCGTGTAGTAAATGCCGTTTTCCAGAAAAGCATCCGTCACCGCATCAATCACGGAATCAAGCGTGGCGTAGCCCGATCCTTGGCCGTTCTTCTTGAACTGATCGTTCTTGGCATCCTTCACGGCCGCCTTGAACTTCGACCTAGCCTTGATGAGCGCCGGCACAATCTGGTCGATGATTTCGCTGTTGAGATTCATGCCTAACCCTCGTCCTCGATTTCATCCTCATCCGGCGGGAACTGCTCGGATGCGTATTCGGTGTCGTTCATCACCATCTCCGCTAAGAAAGTCCCGGTGCTGCTGCAACGCCGCCGGGATCGGCGCAGGAGGTCCACCAGCAGCTAGAGGGAGCTGCATTACGCTGCTAGACGCAGTGCAATGAGAATCGGGATATCGATCGCTATGAACGTGGAAAGGAATTGCTTGATCGTTTTCATGATTCGATGGCCGGGTGGTAGTCCTCGGCATCCAGGCCGAACGTCCATGCCACTGCCTCGTGAGCGGTGCGCATCCCAGGAGGGACGCGTATCATGTACTCCTTGAAGCGAGCACCCTCTGGAGCATTGATCGCCGCCTTGGCCGCATCACCGAAGACCGCAATGGCTTCATCGCGCGTCATTACGCCATCCGGCTCCGGAGTGGAGTTCAGAACGCGAACCATGACCATGGGTTCGTCGTCGCGGATGTCTTTGCGATACAGGATGCCGGCCTGGTCGTGATTGATAACCTTGGCGCCCGAATCGAGCAGATACTTTGGTGCGCCATACAGCTCGATCATTACGCGGCGAACCTCCGCGTTCTGCTCTTTGGCAATGCGATCTAGGGTGATTGATGCTTTGTTTTCGATGATGTCAGCATCGACACGAACGCCATGAACAGCGTGAATACCCCAGCCGTCGCTATAACCGATGGACTGCTTTTCAGTGGAGTGAAGTCGGCCACGGTCATCGACCGAAAGCGTTGTGGGACGTTCGGAGACGAGCGCGATTCCGTCGTACGGGAACCACCAGTGGCAGTGCTGGGATTGCGTCATCCAAAGGTTCAGGCGTTCGCGCTGATCTTTGGTGTAATTGACGCCAATCTCATTGCAGAAGTCGTAGAAGACTTCCCACGCGCACCAATGCGCACCTCCGAAATAGTTTCTGAGCTGGTCCCAGAGCTGGTCCCTGAGCTGGTCCCAGAGCTGGTCCCAGAGCTGGTCCCAGAGCTGGTCCCCGAGCTGGTCCCCGAGCTGGCCCCTGAGCTGGCCCCTGAGCTGGTCCCCGAGCTGGCCCCTGAGCTGGCCCCCGAGCTGGCCCCTGAGCTGGTCCCAGAGCTGGTCCCCGAGCTGGCCCCTGAGCTGGTCCCCGAGCTGGTCCCAGAGCTGGTCCCCGAGCTGGTCCCCGAGCTGGCCCCTGAGCTGGTCCCAGAGCTGGTCCCCGAGCTGGTCCCCGAGCTGGTCCCAGAGCTGGTCCCCGAGCTGGCCCCGTTCGATGCCGGCGGAACGCATAGCACCCCACGCCAGAATGCACATCATCGGCGACGAGAAAAACAGAACCGTAGGCTTCGGCTTGCCGATGGCCTGATACATCGCCGTAATCGACGCTGCAGCCTGTTCGCGGTCAATTGGCTGCGTTGAGCGTCCAACGCTGAGCCAATGCTGGATAACCTCCTGCATCCGCTGTTCTTGCTTCTTGGTGAGCTGGGTAATCACGTCCATTCCTCCTTTGGAACAGGCTTCAGTCGGCAACGTTGCGGATGGCTTCGGGGGTGTATTCCCGCTGCTGGATGATTTCGTAGAAGCCCGGAGGCAGCTGGATGGTCGCGTGTTCCTCGTGCTTCACATCCGCACCGCTAGCGACATCGAGGAAGCGACGCACCGCGCTGTTGGCCTGTTCCATTGTGAATTCCTTGGCTTGCGGCTCGGCGATGGCGTGTGCATGGCCGGTGACTTCACCGTAAGCCAGTACGATCCGGCCGACGTTCTTCTTGATCTTGGCCTGCGAAGGAATTTCGTTGACCTGGCGAATCAGCACATCGCCCTGACGATACGTTTTCATGTGGCGTCCTCTGGTTAGTACGGCTCGATAGCCGCATTGCGTTCGGTGATGTTGTCCTCGGCCTTCTGGTCAAGCCGCTTGTCCACGGCTTGAGCGCATAGGTTGCCGAAGTGAAGATGGTCGCCATCACGAAGTGCGTTGATGGCTTCGAGAACCTTGGGATCGTTACGGTGTCCACGCAGATAAGAGAGGAAGTCACACAGCGCTTCGCTCACTTCCTGGTCATCGGCGTATAGATCTGCCGACTCGCGCTCAATCGCTGCGTCCCGATATTCCTGGCGATCACGTTCGAGGTCATGGAAGTCGCCGATTCCAAGCGCAAGTACGGCGTTCATTTCTTCGACTTCCACGTTGCAACAGAAGCCTGCTGATCAATCTGCTTCCAGCCGTACCACGGCCCGATGTAGTCGATCAGCCTTACGAAGCCGTCATTAGGAAGCGCGACCTTTGCGCGATAGCAGCGATCGAACTTGCCGATGTTGATCTGGTGATCGCCGTGGATCAGGCGGAGCTGGGCGCTCATGACTGCGCACCTCCGACGCGGGCGATGGCGACGCGGAGCCTCGGCAGATCTTCGAAGAACAGGCGGTAATACATGTCCGACGTGTCGCTGTCTTCGGCGCTTGCGATGATCGCCATGGCGTTCTTGCAGCTCGTCGCAACGGCGAATAGCTCAGCAACCGATCCGCGCGCCTCATCAAGCATTTCTGCCGTATGCGGAAGGCGATCCGCGCGCAGCTGGTCGGCACAGACTTGCATCACTTCGAGCGCAGGATGAATCGACGGCTTACCAGCCGCAGCCTCCCTTGCCAGCGTCTCGTAGTGGGCGCGGGCGTTCATACCGCCACCCCACGATGCGCATCGGCATACTCACGAGCTTTTGCCGCATTGATCCGAGCCGCATACATCCGTTGCGCGGCCATCTGCGCCATCTGCGGATCGGGATAGGTGCCGGGAGTGCGGAAGACGGTCTCGTAGGTCTCAGTGTTAACCGCTTCACCGCGGAAGCTGTCGCCGATCAGTTCGGCATAGAAGGTGACGGTGGGCATGGCTCAGTACCCCCGCAAGTCGCGTTCGCGGCGGACCACTTCCCAGCCACCAGCGCGAGCGACGATTTCCACATCCAGGCCAGCGGCTTCCAGAGCGTCAGCGCGGATTTCGGCCTGTTCCAGATCGGTGTAGATCGTGGTCTTCATGGTCTTGCCTCCAGCAGCCTCCTGGGCTGTTGGAAGTAACGATATCACTGGTATTGGTAGTGTGCAATACCAACGGTAATGAAATTTTATATGCCAAAAGTTATAGGCAAAAGAAAGCCCGCACTGGGCGGGCTAGGGATTCACATTTTCTGTTTGGCTAGATGCTTTTACAGGCAACAAGTAGCGTCCGTGTGCTTGCAGCGCTTCCGAAGGCCCACCCATTGCCAGCCCCAAAGCCCGAAGTGCCGTCGCCATCCTTGCTTATGATGTCGTAGCCACCGGGGCACTGCTCTCCAGCCTTCTCATAGCAGTTGTTCCAAGTCATGGCCGATCCGGAACAGTTGATGCTCAATCCCTTCCGGCCATCTGGCATAACAGTTTGATGCGCGACAGCACAGCCACCGAACATGGCCACAACCAGTACGATCAACGTTATTCTGAACTTCATTGCTTCCCCCCAGTTATGCACTGCACCCTAAGCTCTTGGCGATTCAGGCCGGCGACCTGATCGACCTCTTTGTAGCCATTGGGACACTCCTTTTTAGCCCGTTCATAGCACACCGAGCTTGATGTAGAGGCGCCGCACTGCACCATGACTAGCTGTTCGCCATTGGCGCCTTGTATGCGGGTTGCTGTTGAGCACGCAGTCACAGCGCATACGGCCAATAAAAGTGCCAATATCTTCATAGTTCCCCCGTCTCAGTCCATGCGAGAGGCGCATGTTTGGATTGCCAAACCAGCAAGGGGGTGCGAGATGCGATGCGACATCGATGAAGTGATGGCGGCTCTAGTCACGTCGATCAAAGACCTGCGTGATGCGGAGCGGCGTCCCGATCCCCTGTTCCTAGCTCCTACGCGCCCTTATCCAAGGCTCGCAGCAGTTCCGCAACAAAACCGTGATTCACAAACTTTGCCGGAACGTGCTTCCGAAGCGCCTTCGCGACGTCCGCAGCTTCGGCTGGTCGATGAATGACCATCGCTGCAGTAAGAGCGCCCAGGGCATAGCGCAAGGCATCAACATCATTCTCTAGCCTGGCAATGACGAGGTCGCTTCGGCGTTCATCACCCACGGCCGACGGCAGCAACACAACGCTTGATCCATTAACTGCCCTGACAGATTTCCCATACCTCGCACAGATCTTCTCTGGTGCCACGCCGAGGTATTCAGCCAGCCTTTCGGCCTTATCTATGGGGACTGGGCGATGACTGGTCACCCAGTGTGATACCTGGCTCTCTTGGGCACCCACATGGTCAGCCACAGCCGCATGCGTCAGGTTGTTACTAGCAATGGCGGCTGCCAGGGCTAGCGCCTCTTTGGTCGGCTGCTTCTTCTTCATATAGCAATGCTATTCGCGGTCCCTGCTGTCGACCAATGTCAACGGTATTGCGCTATACCAATATCAATGGTACTCTTAGAGCCACAAGGCCGGCTCATGGCCTTTATTTGGCTCCAGCCATTCCTGTTAACGAAAGCGAAGGGGAGTAAAGGGCAGTGAATCAGGGTGAATTGCGAGTCCTAGCCTCGGTTTCCGCACGTAATGCGGACGACCAGACGCTGCGGCTCTGTGCCTCAGAGGAAGAGGCGATTGCCGTGTCCCTTCGTCTGTCCGGCTGCCATCAGACCGAGATCGCCAAGCGTATGGGCATCAGCGGGGCCTACCTGACGATGCTGAAGAAGGGCGAGCGGGCGCTGACGGTTCGGATGGCTAAGCGACTGATCGAAGCAACCGGCTGGAATCTGGTCCGTCAGTACCGTGACCTGCAATCGGCGCTCCGTGCCGCCCAAGGTCGTCCGCGCGAGATGGACCGCATCTCTTACATCGCGAGTTTCTCGGAGGCCGCGTGATTACCGACCAAGGCAAAGACGACCCGATTCCCTTCGAGCTGGGCAGCTGGGACCCCGTTGCCAAGAAGGCGGCTGAGTACATCAAGCAGCTGCATGGGCGAGAGGAACTGACCGAGGTCAAGGAGGCTGCTTGACCCGTCGACTGCAAGGTGGTGAGCGAAAGAACCGATTCCGCCGAATCCTCATGGGTGGTCGGCCATGGATCGAGTGTCACTACTGCGGTCGCCACCTGACGCTGATGGAAATCACCCTAGATCACGTTGTTCCGTTGTCTAAGGGTGGGGCCATGGGTTTGCGCAACATCGTGCCGGCATGTCTTCCATGCAATCGCAGGAAGGCTGACATGAACTACAACAACTTCGTTAAGAGGTTTGCGGCAATGAGCTAACACCAAGCTTTCGAGCTTTCCATTCCCTGGGAGGGGGATCGAGGCCACGCCCTGAGTGATGGGGTGAGAAGTGCCAAATCGAATTGTTCGAGAAAGCATCCTAAGCAGCGAAGCGGTCTGTTCGCTGAAATGGGATGAGGAAGTGTTCTACAGGCGGCTCATGTCGGTCGTTGACGACTACGGCCGCTGTGAAGCAAGTCCAGTATTACTGCGTTCACGCTGCTACCCGCTGCAAACCGATCATGTGCGAGTCGCGGACATATCCCGCTGGATGGCTGCGTGCCAGAAGGCCGGTTTGATCCTTGTCTACGTCGTTGATGGCAAGCAGTACATCGAGCTTCAGAAGTTCAACCAGCAGCGTCGCTCTGTCAGCCGCTATCCGTCGCCAGCAGCTGATATCAATTGCAATCATTTGCTAGCAAATGCGCACTTAGACGTAGTCGTATTCGAAGACGTAGTCGATAACACATCCGCTAGCGCGGAACTTGACCTGCTGGAGGACATAGACCCCCAAGTAGCTCGTGACTTCAAGGCACTACGAAAGGCCAAGAAGGCCACAATCACGCCAACGGTTATCGCTGGAATCAAGCGAGAAGCCGACAAAGCCGGTTACTCCCTGGAGGCCGCTCTTCGCACCTGTTGCGAACGCGGATGGCAGGGATTCAAGGCCGAATGGGTCACGGGCGATAACGCCTCGCAACCCGTGCGTCGCCAGCGTAAGGAGCTGTCATGAGCCTTGCAGCCGAAGCGCGGGCCATGGGCATCCGTGTGCCGCCGCACTCCGTTGACGCTGAGCAGGCCGTACTCGGTGGCCTGATGCTGGTCCCCGACAAGATCGAATCGCTTGCCGACCGGCTGGCGGTGCAGGACTTCTACCGCAAGGACCATCAGCTCATCTACCGGGCGATGCTTGAGCTGTCGGCCCGTGGTCAGCCGTGTGACGCAGTGACGATGGCGGATTGGTTCGATGCCAACGATCTTGGAAAGATGCTGGATGGAAACGGCGGCTACCTGATCCACCTTGCCAATTCCACGCCCAGTGCTGCCAACATCCTGGCCTATGCCGAAATCATCCGAGGCAAGTCCGTCCGCCGACAGGTGATCGACCGAGCCACCAAGCTTGCGGAAGACGCCTACGGTTCGGACGAGGACAGCGTGCAGCTCGTAGACCGCGGTGTGGTCGAGCTGATGGAATTACAGAAGACCGAGACCCGCTCCGAGTTCACGCTGAAGCAGGCCATGGCTGCGGCCTACCAGGAGGCTCAGCGAGCCCGTGAGCTTGGCGATGACATCCCCGGCATCCCTACTGGCCTGAAGCGCCTGGATCGCGTTCTGGGCGGCTGGCACGACTCGGACCTGGTTGTGGTCGGGGCACGTCCTGCGATGGGCAAGACGGCCCTCCTGCTGAACTTTGCCATCGCCTGCAAAGTTCCCTGTGGAATTGTCTCCGCCGAACAGCCGATGGTGCAGGTGGGTGGGCGAATCATTGCTGCCAAGTCGAAGGTGGCGGCCGAGAAGATGCGTAACGGCCGCTTCCGTGATGAGGACTACGGGAAGCTCGCCCATGCCATCGAAGAACTGAACGATCGCGTCTGCCAGATCTACGATCGCAGCTCGCCGACCATTGCCGACATCTCGCGTATGGCCCGCAAGTGGAAGCAGCAGAATGGCATGCGCGTGCTGTTCGTGGACTACCTGCAACGCATCCGCTCTAGCCGTACTGGAAAGAACGCTCGCCGCGATGAGCATGTTGGCGAGGTGGCGCAAGGCCTGAAGGATCTTGCCCGCGAGCTGTGCATACCGGTGGTGTCACTCGCTCAGGTGAGCCGCGATGTCGACAAGCGCGACGACAAGCAGCCTGGGATGGGCGATCTGTCGGATAGCTCGTCCATCGAGAAAGAGGCCGACCAGATCATAACGCTCTACCGGCCGGCTGTGCACGACGAGAGCGCCGAAGAAGCGCTAGCCATCCTCAGCATCGAGAAGAACCGCCATGGCCCCACCGGCATCGTCAAGGCCGCGTGGCTCGCCGACTGCATGAGGTTCGAAAACTATGCCGACTACGAATGACGCCCTGTTACTTGTCAGGGCAGACCAGGTTGCGGCCGAGCAACGCGCACAGAAGATGCGGGAGTGGATGCCCGTGGTGGCGCAGCTGGTGGACGAGGTAAGGCGAGCATTCCCAGGAACAAAAGTGAAGTACGCGAAAGAGGGAGATAGGGAAGTTGGCAGGCCCGTGCCGTTTGAAGGAACCGATGTAGAAAAGATTCTCCTACACGACCAACTAACCAAACAGAGGAAACGCAAACATGGCTAAGACACTCAAGACCGGTGACGTAAAGCGCTATCCGAACTACGGCAATAAGGTGCTGGTTGCGGACAAGCACCGATGGGTAACGCTGTGTGAGCAGGCATCAAACAATATGTTCGGATTCATCACCCGAGAACAGGCGCGCAAGGATGCATCAATCCTGGCACGTAATGGCTACATGGCCCGAATTGCCAAGATCATCAAGCGTGGCCCCAAGTTCCTTTTTGTCGAGGTCAGCAAGTAAGCCATGAACTCAAAGTCATTCACCCTCACCAAGTCAGACGCGCGCCAGAACATGGTCGGCGCATGGGAGCTTGTGACCAAGATGGTTGCGGCGGGGAAGCGGGTGAGGGTGACGGTGGGCGAGATGGCGTCCAGGCGCAGCACGGAGCAGAACGACATGTTCCACAGCATTTGCCACGAACTATCTCAGCAGCGCCAGTGGGCTGGTCAAGCCATCGATACCGAGGGATGGAAAAGGTTGCTCGTGGATTGCTGGGCGCGAGCCACTGATCGCGGCCAAGGGAAAGTTGTTCCCAGCCTAGATGGTCATAGCGTGGTGAATCTTGGAATCCAGACCCGGCGTTTGCCAGTTGGCGAGATGTCGGAACTTATCGAATTCGCTCAGGCGTACTGCGCTGAGCATGAAGTGGAGTTGCACCAGTGAGCACCGCCGAAGAATGCCGCTGGTTTGCCGCTGTCGCCATGATGGAGACATGCGCCTTGTGTGGCTCTTATGGCGTGCAAGTCGCCCATCGCAACGAAGGCAAGGGCATGGGCAAGAAGACCGATCCATGGATGACAGCCCCACTGTGTCAGGAGTGCCACCAATCCATCGATTCAGGACGCCATCTATCGCGCGACGAACGTCGTGCACTTATCGACAAGGCCATTTTGCGAGCCCATGACTGGCTTATCCGCAATGGGCTGCTCGTACTTAAGAAGTAACCGTTACTGAATATTTCGGGCGCCACAGAACTTGCATCCGCCAATCCAACCACAACGCATTGAGTCTTCTGGCAAAGCCATGAAGATATCTCCGCCAGAGGTAATGCCATGTTCCAGTTAAAACCTGTTCCTGTGGGCAACATCCACGATGACACGGCCGACCAGATCGCTCGGAAGATTGACCGCCGCATGATGAATCGTGGTGGTGCACATACCTGGGCGGTTGGGTATGACCGCCGTGGCAGTGTGTTTCACATCGAGACGGAATCGGATAGCGCGGTCTTCCTGCATCGCCTGAAGATCATCGGCCACTACAAGCGCAAGGTGAATCGGGATTGGCTGGTGGAGGATCTGGAGGCCGTGATGGGCAAAGAGCGGATGGTGGCGTGATGGGCAAGATGCAGCGCGATAAAGGGGCTAGGGCCGAGAACCAGCTCGCCTCCATGCTATCCGACGACCTTGGCCTGACGATCAAGCGCACCCTGGGTCAGGCCCGTGACGGTGGGGCAGACATCCTCCTTGGGCCGTTCGCGGTCCAGTGCAAGCATGCTGCCAAGGCCAGCATTAAGACCTGGTGGCAGCAAACCTGCGCCGACGCAGCAAAGTGCAAAAAAGCTCCGGTCCTCGCCTACAAGATCAACCGGCAAGGTTGGCGTATTCGGATGAGGATGCGTGAGGTTCTTGGAATTAACGAGGCATGGACCTTCGATCACCAGTACACGGAGGAACTGGACTATCAAGGGTTCGTGCTTCGTCTCCGGGAAATCGACTTGTTTGAGGGTTGAGCGATGGATATCGATAAGCAGATTACCGATCTGTTTGAGAGCCTCCGCGCAGAGGGCGTGGAGATGTCCGTGCTTGGTACCATCGAGGCCCGCCTAATAAGCCTGCTTTACCGCGCACGACGACTTCGCCATGCCGATAGCATGCTTCCGCTTCTTGGTGCCGAGGTAACAGCAGAGCGCCTCGGGTGCTGCCGGGCTACCGTCTACAACCTTGCCAAGCGTGCAAGAAAGAAAGTCCAAGTTTTAGATCAACCTTTGACAGGTTAGCGATGAAATGGCACCAACTGAAGCGAGGTTGGTGCAATGTCTCAAACGAAGTTGGGTTCATTCACCGAGGCCTGGGCGAACATCGCCGTAGGCTTCGCTATCAACTGGTCAGCGAACATGGTGTTCTTGCCCATGTTCGGTTTCTCGTCCATCACGGCCGCAAAGGCCTTTGGCATCGGCCTGGTCTTTACGGCCATTTCGTTGGTGCGCCAGTACATCTTGCGTCGCTGGTTCAACGGCCTCCGATTTGGAAACACGGAGGCCGAGACGTGAGTATTCCGACCGATGCCAAGAAGCGTAAGGGTGTGCCGATTGCCTCTGGCGTTCTGAATTACTTTCCCGATGCGATAGCGGCTATCGCCGAGCTATCCCGCATCGGGAATGACCAGCACAACCCAGGTCAGCCTTTGCACTGGAATCGCAATAAGTCTACCGATCACGACGACTGCCTTGTCCGCCATTTCATGGAGCGAGGAACCATTGATACGGATGGCGTGCGCCATTCCACAAAGGTCGCTTGGCGTGCACTTGCATTGCTCCAGACGGAGCTAGAGAAGGCCAGTCTAACCAATATCCCAATTCGGAACATCGAGTGGCGGGACGGATGGATTCTCCTTCCTAATGGATGCGTTGTCCGCTCAGGCAAAGGCAAGGCCGTCCACATTCCACAGATATCCACGCGGCATGGACAGAGCCATCCTATGAACGCCGAAACGCTTCGCGACGAATACGCCCGCGACGATAACTCAACCGGAGTCTGAAAGATGTCCGAGGCAGCACATGCAAATACTGGCCGCATTGGGTTTGTGGGTCTACTAACCCTCTTATTCATCGGCGCAAAACTGTTTGGGGCAATCGCGTGGTCTTGGTGGTGGGTTCTGTCGCCGCTTTGGATCTCCGCGCTGATTGTCATATTGATTGTAGCCATCGCCATTATGGCAACCATCACTCCGGGCTAAGAGGATTACTTCAATGTTCTTCCAGAACACCATCAATAAGATCATTGGTGACCTTGAGGCTAAGGTGTCCAAGCTTCTTTCGCATGCCGAGGACCTTAAGGCCAAGGCAGAGGACAAGCTCTCCCAGGCATCCCAACTTGTGACGGAAAGCAACAAGCATGCTGCGGAGGCAGACCGTGCCGCCCGCGTGGCAGAGAAGCTTAAGGCAATCTTGGACTGATATGGCAGCGCGTCGCCATTTCGTGATCCCCGACTGTCAGGTTCGTCCGGGCGTCCCAACCGATCATATCGATTGGATCGCCCAGGCCATCGTGGACTACAAGCCAGATGTCATCGTGAATATCGGTGACTGGTGGGACATGCCTAGCCTGTCGTCGCATGACGGTCCTGGTTCGCTCGCCAAGGAGGGGGCCAGGTACGAGGACGACGTAGATACAGGGAACGACGCCTATGCCCGTCTCGTGGCTCCTATGCGGTCAGAGCAGGCGAGGCTGATCCGTGGTCGTCGCGGCGCCTGGAATCCTCGCTGCATCTTCACGTTCGGCAACCATGAGAACCGAATCAACCGGGCGATCAACAACGACCCTCGTTTCGCCGGCACGATCGGTGAGCACCATCTGGACACTCAGGGATTCGAGCGGCATGCGTTCCTCCGGGTGGTCGAGGTGGACGGAGTGAATTACTCCCATTACTTCCAGATGGAGAAGTCAGACCGCCCCATTGGCGGATCGATGGACAACCGGTTGAACAAGATCGGTGCGACGTTCGTGTGCGGCCATGAGCAGGGCTATTTGGTCCATCGACGGCCACTGCCTATCGGCCGGACCATCCACGGCATCGTGGCTGGGTCAGCCTATTTGCACGATGAGGGATACCGCGGCCACCAGCGAAACAACGACTGGCGCGGGATTGTGGTGCTGAACGATGTGCGCAACAACGGCGACCTGGAGCCGATGCCGGTCACCTTGCAGGCGCTGTGCCGGAAGTACGAAGGCATGGAGCTGCACGACTTCCTGCGGAAGAAGTACCCGAATGCTGAGCAGCGATTCACTTTGGCTAGGCAGCTCTAATGGACTTCAGAGTCTATCTCGGCGGATACCAACCGCATCCGGAGGTGCTCTATTTGAAGGCTGGCATGACTGGCAATTTGAAGAGCCGGATTAATAGCTATGGCGGTGTACTTCCAGGTGGAATGACCTTCATGTGGGCAGCAATTGTAAGTAGCCGTGGTGATGCGCTTAGGGGCGAAACTGAGCTTATGAGGTCGCTTGAGTCTCATGGTGGGTTTACGCCAGTGAGTGGCGAGTGGTTTAGCTGCGATCCGTTCTTGAAGAGCGTTGCAATAGATGAACTGTTCAAGATCGGGACAAGGCGGATTGAGGTCAGGTGCACGCATGTTAAGCCATTCTCAAGCGGTAAGCGGGGCAGGCGAAATGAAGGTTGAGGCGCACAAGAAGGAGCTCCATAGCTTCGATGTTCGCGGGATGGACATCGAAACGGTCCTCATCGGTCCTGTAACTCAGCAGATCATTGATGCTGATCGTCTCGTGCGGACCGAGTTTAGGAATGGCTTCCCAAACTGGATGATGTATCGCACCGCTCTTGCTGGAGACTCCATTTTTCTGCCACGTTTGCGGGAGTGGGCCATCGCATTCACCTGGGTCTACTGCCTGGATGGTGCCGTCAAGCGCAAGACGCTAAGCGATGAGTTAATTGGATGCGTGTCACTGGATGTTCTTTCCCGCCTAGTGTTCAGTCGGTGGCTCGCGCCGCACAGTGACATAGCGGCGACGATTAGCGTTGACCGAAATACATACAAGAGGCTTCGCGACCGCATTTATGCCAGGCTGGCGGCGAGTCTCGATGAGTACTGGATTCGCTTAATCATTGCCTATCGCGAAGTGCGCAGACATGAACGGTCTGAACATGGACGATATCGGCGGTAAAATATAACTGTGGTCGAAAAGTGGTGACGAACCACCGGCCTCCGCCGCTGCGACCTAACGGCCGGCGGCACCTACAAGTTTTGGGTGGCAGCAGGCTAGATATCGGCCATGCGGGTCCGGCTGCATGGCGAGGTCGGGAGAGGTCCGAAAGGTTAAAACCCTCACAACCTTGGGAACCCGTGGCCTGTAAAGCCGACGCGTAGGCGTTCTGCCACCCAGATTCATTCGGAGCCAGCCATGACCGACGAAACCGAAGTTGATATTGTCGGCGAGATTGACCTTGAAGAAGACCACGGCGATGCCGATTGGGTCGTCTACAGCGGCGGTGGTACGGCCAACAGCGGTCAGTACATCTTTCCACTGGGCGTGGGTGAGTTCTGCAAGTCTCGCGGTTTCGAGGCGCTGCACATTCCAGACAAGCCTGGGGACATCTACGGCCTGAGCGCCGAAGAGGACCGCTGGGTCGTTATTGGCAAGGGCAAGAGTAAGACCAACCTAACCGCGGTGAAATGACATGGCAAAGCTGACTGGCAAGTAGAGGAAAGGTCTCCTTTCCAGTGATTTCGGCCTTCCCGGCCAGCGCAAGTATCCGATGCCGGATGCTAGTCACGCCGCCAACGCTAAGGCTCGCGCTAGCCAGCAGGAGGCTAAGGGCAATCTGTCGCCCGCAGCTAAAGCCAAGATCGATAGCAAGGCCAACAAGATCCTCGGCAAGAAGAAGTAACCATGTCTCAGGGGAATGAAGTGCTTCGTGATGCTGCTATGGCGTCTCCGCTGGCAGCGTTCTTCGGGGCCAGTTGGATCGCCGACATTCCCTGGGGGCCAATCTCCTATCTGCTGGCAAGCATCTACACCTCGATGCTCATCGTCTAGCTTGGATACAAGGGCATCAAGTGGGTGAGGGCTAAGCGCCATGGCAAGCACCCGTCTTAAGGTCGGAGCCGGAGCCGCCAGTCTGGTTCTGAGCCTGGCCGCTGGTGTTGTCGTGCATTTCGAGGGCTATGTCCCCGAGACCTACGCCGATCCGGTTGGCATACCGACTATCTGCTACGGCCACACGGGAGACGATGTAAGGCCCGGCGAGAAGCTTGGCCTGTCGCAGTGCGAGCAACTACTGCGTGGCGACCTGGCGGCAGCCTATGGGGCCGTACAGCGTTGTATCCATGTTCCGCTCAAGCCTTATGAGGCTGCGGCGTTTACCTCCTTCACCTACAACGTAGGCGCTACCGCTTTCTGCCAGTCCACGCTGGCCCGCAAGGCCAACTCCGGTGATATGCCCGGTGCCTGTGCGGAGATGAGCCGTTGGGTCTATTCGGACGGCGAGAAACTTCCTGGTCTAGTACGACGTAGGGCCGCTGAGCGAGCCCTGTGCAAGGGTAAGCAGTCATGAAATCCTTGGTACATCTCCTGGTCATCAGCTCCCTCCTGACCTTCGCGGGATGTGCCACTAAGCCGTTAGAGACCATGCGACACACCGCAGTCCATCTACATTTCAGTGATGGCGCATGCTCTGGGACGGTAGTAGGCAAGCGATCGATCCTCACCGCAGAACATTGCTTGGACGGATCGGATGTCATCTCGGTGGACGGGGTGGATGTCAAAGTCACTCAGGTGATGAAGGACGGCAAAGATCACGTCCTGCTGCTGACCGACCATGTGTTCGCGCAGTCGGCCGATGTGTCCGATGAGCCTGAGCAGGGCGCCGCAGTCTATGTTCTCGGCAATCCCGGCGAACTGGAGAGCTTCTACCGCCAAGGCTATATCGCCGGTTACAAGGACATCCGAGGCCAGCACGTCACGCTGTACGACCTCAACGGGTTCTACGGCGACTCTGGTGCAGGTGTGTTCGATAGCGATGGCCGAGTGGTCGGCGTGATATCGGTCCTCTACCAGCAGGTAGACAACGGATACATGAAGTTCATGGGCTCGTATGGGCTGGCCTTCACTGATAAGCAGTGGCGGGCCGCCCAATCTATTCAGTGAGGTCGCTATGAAGCTGATTCTGTTGGCAATCGTGGCGATTTATCTATTCATCATCTGCAAGTACGGGAAGCCGTGCGAATGAGCCGCATCAAGCTGATCGTGATCGCCGTACTGGCAGTCGTCCTTCTTCTAGGTGGCTGGCACTTCGCCCGCGTCCACGACGAAGCCAAGCAATCCAAGGTTGAAATCAAGACTCAGAAGCAGATCACCAAGCGCGCACAGGTCCGAAGCCATGTTGAGCAGGAAACCCAAAAGCTTCCCGATGCGCCTATCCAGCGGATTGGCGATGCTGCTCCTGATAGCGCTGCTGGCAAGCTGCAAGACTGGGCAAGAGATTAAGCCGAGCAACGGTTGCGAATGGGTAAAGCCCATCTTCCCAAGCCGGGACGACCAGCTTACAGACGGAACCGCCCGGCAGATCCTAGATCACGACGAAACCGGCAGGCAGATTTGCGGCTGGTCTAAACCCACCAAGGAGAAGAAATGAGCGTTCCCACCTGGCTTGCTGGAAGCACTGTTGTCATTTAGCGCTCGGCCAATGGTTACATCTGCATGCCCCGTGTTGGAGCAGATCCGAGCGAATGCGTGGTGTTTGAGACCTTCGCTGCGCTGACGTATTACTTGGGCTTCAACTACCAGCCTCCTGGTCCGTAATGAGCAAGGGTAGCGATCGCAGGCCACCGGCTGTCGATGACAAGACGCTGGCTGACAATTGGTCGCGCATCTTTGGCAAGCATGATGGGGCGTAGCATAACGGTAATGCCACGGACTCTAACTCCGCCCAATCTCCGTTCGAATCGGAGCGCCCCCGCCATGAAGAAGGCTAACTGGCGTCGCTTTAGAGAGTAGGTGCCGTAGCGTGAACGTTCTTGAGTCCATTGACGAGCAAGTGGCCGGCATTGTCCGCACTTACGCCCAAGAGAACGAGCTAGCCGTCCTGGTCAGAACCAATGGCAATGATGTACGTGTCATCGCTCCGAATGCTCAGCGCGATGTGTTAGCGAAGATGCTTCGTATCGCCGCTAGCATGCTGGAAGAGCCGGCGAGCAGGCAGTTCAACTAAACGTAGACTGAATTTCAATCAGAGGAATCCTTATGTCTCGCGGAGGTAAGCGCGAAGGCGCGGGCCGTCCAAAGGGCAGCCTCGACAAGAACAACAAGTAGCTCAGGGAGATGATCCTAGAGGCGCTCGATCGAAAGGGCGGCGTTGACTATTTAGCCAAACAGGCGGAAGAGCATCCTGGACCATTTATGAGCCTTCTAGCCAAGGTCCTACCCATGCAGGTAACTGGCGAGAACGGCGATCCGCTTAAGGCTAGCATCACGGTTACCTTTGAATGACGGACGCTAAGTTCCCGGCCAAGCTCAAGCCTCTGTTCCAGGCTTGCCGCTACAAGGTGGCTCATGGTGGGCGTGGGAGCGCCAAGTCGTGGAGTTTTGCCCGCGCATTGCTTATCCAGGCAGCGTCGAAGCCGCTGCGTATCCTGTGCACGCGAGAGGTCCAGAAATCCATCAAGGATTCGGTGCACAAGCTTCTTGGCGACCAGATCCAGGCATTAGGCCTTGGCATGTTCTACGAAGTGCAGTAGAGCGTCATCAAGGGCGCCAATGGTTCGGAGTTCATATTTTCGGGCCTGAGTGATCAAACGGCCGAGTCAATTAAGTCGTTTGAAGGCGTGGACATTGTTTGGGTGGAAGAAGCCTAGGCAGTGAGTGATCGCAGTTGGTCGATCCTGATCCCCACCATTCGAAAGGATGGATCGGAGATTTGGGTCAGCTTCAACCCCGAACTTGACACTGATCCAACATGGGTGCGGTTTGTGGAGAATCCTCCACCCGGCGCCTGGGTGATCGATGTCAACTACCATGACAACCCATGGTTCCCTGAGGTCCTGGAGAAAGAGCGCAGACACGCCAAGGCGACGCTTCCAGAGTCAGACTACCTGAACATCTGGGAGGGCAAGTGCAAGCCCGCCATAACGGGCGCTATCTACGCCGATGAGGTAGCCGCAACGCTTACCTCGGGGCGTATCTGCGAACTCCCGTATGAGCCTTCCATGAAGGCTCATGCCGTCTTCGACCTGGGTTGGAACGACAAGATGTCAATCATCCTGGCGCAACGGCACATCAGCTAGCTCAGGGCTATCGAGTACATCGAGGACAGCCACAAAACGCTAGACCACTATTCGGCTGAGTTGAAGAAGAAGAATTGGAATTGGGGCACGATATGGCTCCCGCACGATGGTCAGCACAAGGACTACAAGTCTGGCAAGTCGGCTGAACAGATCATGCGCGAACTAGGCTGGGACGTTCGGATCATTCCCAACCAGCCAATCGAGGCCGGCATACGCAATGCTCGCCGAGGGTTCGCCCAGACCTATTTCGACAAGGGAAAGACAGAACGTCTCGTGCAGTGCTTGAAGCGCTATCGCCGCAGCGTACCAACTACGACAGGTGAGCCTGGCGCCCCCATCCATGACGAGTGGAGTCATGGCGCAGACGCCTTTCGCTACCTTCACATCGTTGCCGAATCTCTGTCCAATGACAGCTGGGGCGGTAAACTCACCTACAAGAGCCTGGCAACCGCATGAAACAGTCACCCATGACCGACTCGCAGCTGTGCGCTGTGATCGATTATGAGCGCTCCTAGGGCATCGGTATCGATGATGAGCTGTCGTCCGATCGAGCCAAGGCGGACGCCTTCTACATCGGATACGCCACTGGCGTACTAGCCCCACCGGACGTTGATGGTCGATCCAGGGTCGTCAGTAAACAGCTGATGGAGGTGGTCGAATGGGCTATGCCATCGCTGATGCGCATGTTCTGCGCCGATGACGACGTTATCAGATTCGAGCCATCCTGCCAGGGAGACGAGCAGGTATGTAAGCAAGCGACGGACTATTGTGCCTACGTGCTGCATCGCAAGAATGACGGCTTCACAGTACTACACGACGCCATCAAGTCGGCCCTGATTACTCGCTGTGGCTGGGTGAAAGTCTACTGTGAGCACACTTGGGATGTGCGCCAGAGCCATTATCAAGGACTGACAGATGTCGAGGTGCAGTCGCTTGAGGCTAATGAAAACCTGACGATCGATGAGATTGAGCAGGTACAGGAGGTTCAAGTACCCGTAGTAAACGGTCAGCCGATGGGTGCTCAGCAGTAGCCGGCTACATTCAACGTACGCTGTTCGATTCGCAACAAGAAGACCAACTTCCGCGTGGTTGGTGTGCCGCCAGAGCAGATGTGGGCCAGCAAGGACAGCCGCAATCTCGATGAGCTGCGCTGTATAGGACAGGATACGCCGCGCACGGTATCTGAGCTTAAGAGCCTGGGCTACGATCCGGAACTCGTGGATCAGATTCCTACGGGGACGGAGAACGACACCTACGGCGAACGCTACGAGCGCGAGAAGTACGACAACTCGTGGACCACGAACAACTACGAGACGCAGGACGCCAGCCAGCGCACGGTGATCCTGTAGGAGGCATACCTGCGGGTAGACTATGACGGTGACGGCGTGGCCGAATATCGCCGCGTGGTGAAGTCTGGCCCCATTGTCTTCGAGAACGAGGTGGTAGACGACCACCCGTTCGCCTTCTTTACCCCTTTCCTGATGCCATACAAGCTGACTGGCATCAGCCTTTACGATCTTGTCGAGGACTTGCAGCGAATACAGACGGCAATCAATCGCCAGTATCTGGACAACTTGTACCTCGCCAACACGCCCATGCGTGGCGTGGTTGAGGGCATGGTTACGCTGGACGATCTGCTCAATCCTCGCCCAGGCGGCATTGTCCGTATGAAGGGTACGCAGGTTATCCAAGACCTGACTGTGCCAGATATCGGGCCGTCTGCCATGGCCGGAATCCAGTACTTCCAGAGCGTCCGCGACAGCCGAACTGGCATCAAGGAGTTCTCGCAGGGCCTAGTGGGCGATGAGCTATCCAAGTCGAATATCGGCTCCCAGGGTGTTGCGTTACTCCATGATGCTGCCGCTCAGCGCATTGAGCTGATTGCCAGGGTATTGGCCGAGACTGGCATCAAGCGCATCTACAAGCTTCTTCTGAAGCTGATTTGCCAGTACCAGAGCGGTCCCGTGGAAGCTCGCATCTCCGGCCAGTGGGTGGAATTCGACCCATCGACCTGGCAGGACGACTACGACATGGTTGTATCGGTCGGCATGGGCCAGGAAAGCAAGCAGGTGCGCATCCAGAACGCCATGATGATGCTGTCTGCCCAGCAGCAGGCCGGGCAATATGGCTTTGTCCAGCCGCAGAACGCGTTCAACGGCCTGGAAGATCTGGCCCAGGCCATGGGGAAGAAAGATCCTACGCGGTACTTCACGCCTCCGCAGAACATGCCTCCTCCGCAGCAACAGCCTTCCGAGGCTGAAAAGCAGATGCAGGTGGAGCAGTTCAAGGCGCAGTCTGCGGCTCAGCTCCAGGCCCAGAAGCATCAGCTTGACGCGCAGGGTGAAGTGCTTAAACAGCAGGCCCAGGCCGCCCAGCAGCAGCATGAGAAAGAGCTTGAGGCACAGCGCAACATGCTCCAGATGCAGCAGGACGAACGCCTGGCGACTGTTAAGGCTCAGCTTGATGCCGAATTGGCTAGGTTTAAGGCCGAGCTACAGGCTCAGACGCAGATTGAGGTGGCCCGCATCAATGCTGAGGCCAAGATCGCCGCCGCCAAGACGATGGGTGCTAAGGATGCGTCTACTGCCGACGCCGACGTGGCCTATGAGCAACTAAACGAGACCAAGTGATGGATGAAGTCGAACGCGGTTATCGGGACAAGCTTGAAGATGAGTTGCGTCAAGGTGAAGCAGCCTCTCAACTCCTTCGGCATCCCTTGTTTGTCTCGGCTTTCGAGACGCTTGAACAGGAAATCGTTGACCAATGGAAACAATCAACCAGCCTAAGCGCGGACGGCCGCGAAAAACTCCACACGATGCTGTACTTGCTCGGCAGGGTGAGGATGCATGTGGAGAAGCATGTGGAGACCGGAAAGTTGTCCGAGGCGACGTTGAAGCAAAAGCTGGCCCGAATGGTTGGAAAGAGCTAGACGCCACTCTGAACCGGCTGGCATTAGAGCTTCGCCCCAAGACCATCTGCCGCGTGTGGGTGGATTTCGAGGCTCCCGAGCATTGGAGCGGACATTTCTGCGGCGCCAAGGTCGACAAGGGGCCTTGGAAAGTGCTGCTTAATACTGGCGAGTCCATTTCGCCCTAATCACAACTTAAGGAAACACCATGAGCAACCCGATCGATGGGACTCAGCCCGAAGGCGGCATGAGTGAAGAGGACATCCTGGCCCGACTGACGCCGCGCGAGGAAGAAGAGCAGAAGGAGGCCACGCCATCCGACGAATAGGCCGGGGGCGGTGAAGAAAACGGAGGCGACCATGGACAGGAAGCAGAGCATCAGGAAGAGGCCCATGACGAACAACAGGATCAGACGCCCGAAGAACTGAAATGGCTTGCCAACAAGCACAAAATCACAGTTCAGGGACAGGAAATTGAAGTAAGCGCTGACGAGGCCTTCAAGGGCTATATGCGTCAGCAGGACTATACCCGCAAGACTCAGGAAGCAGCAGAGCAATCCCGAAAGGCGGATGAACTCTTTCAGCACGTACAGAAGGAATACGCATCGCGTATTAACCAACTGGACGTTCTGGGGTCTTCGTTGTATAGGGAACTGGTTGGCGACCAAGCTAAACTTGCGACTTTGATCGAAACTGACCCGCAGGAATATCTGCGGCAGCAAGCAGCCATGCAAACCAAGGTGAGCATGCTGCAGCAGGTACAGCAGGCCTAGCAGGAGCACAGGGATCAGCAAGCCAACCAGGCGGAGCAGCATCGCCAGGAGCTTCTGGACCGCAGCGAAAAGGCTTTGCTCGAAGCACTTCCCACCTGGCGTGACGCCGATAAGCGCACTGCCGAGCAAAAGGAAGTAGCTCAGTTCCTTCTCAGTAACGGTTATTCAGCGGCTGACATCAACGGTCTTTATGACCATCGAGCCGTCCTTCTTGCCCGCAAGGCAATGCTTTGGGATAAGGCTCAGGCCGCACGTCAGAAGCAAGTCAATGCCCAGACAAGCCCGCCAAAGGCGGTGAAGCCTGGCGCATCCAACCCAACCAACACTAAGCAGAACCAGACCCAGCAGGCATTCGCCAAATTCCGGAAGTCCGGACGAGATGATGATGCCGTGGCCTATCTGCTCTCTCGCTCTCAATGAGGATTGAATCATGGCTGTGATCACCAATACTTTCACGACCTACGCCGCGATCGGCTAGCGTGAAGACCTGTCGGATGTCATCGACAACATTTCTCCGACCGAAACCCCGTTTCAGTCGGCCCTGAAGAAGGTCAAGGCTGAGGCTCGCTTCCACGAGTGGCAGACCGACTCTCTGGCTGCCGCCGCTAACAACGCCCAGATCGAAGGCGATGACATCTCGTCCTTCCAGGCCGTCAGTCCGACCACGCGCTGGGGTAACTACACCCAGATCAGCTACAAGAACTTTGTCATTGCTGACACTGAGGAAGTGGTCAACAAGGCTGGCCGCAAGTCGGAAGTGGCCTATCAGAAGGTCAAGCGCATCAAAGAGCTGAAGCGCGATGCCGAGGTTGCCCTGATTCAGAACCAGACGTTCAACGCAGGTGCGCTGGGCACGGCTCGCCAGGCTCGCGGCTTGGCTGGCTGGATCACGCAGGGTTCGGTGGGTGCTACTGGCTCCTTCCCGGTGCCGTCCACCAACACCGCTCCTGTGGCCGGTACGGCCCGAGCCTTCTCGGAAGCGCTGGTGAAGGCTGCGATGCAAACCGCCTACACTGCTGGCGGTGCTCCCAACCTGATGCTCCTGCGTCCGTCGGATAAGTAGGTTCAGTCGACATTTACTGGCAACGCCACCCGTTTCGAGGATGCGGACAGCAACAAGCTGCACGCCGCGTTCTCGTTCTACCTGACGGACTTTGGCACCCTGAAGTGCGTGCCGGATCGCTTCATGGACGCTGCGGCGTACCTGATCGACCCGGAGCATGTTTCCCTTGCCACTCTGCGCCCGCTGGAATACAAGCCGCTGGCGAAGACGGGCGATGCGGAAAAGGCCCTGTTGACCTGGGAATACACGCTGCGCATGGACAACAAGGATGCCCATGCCCAGATCCGCGACTTGTCGTAATCCTGACTGAAACTTGGGGCCGGCATCTCGTCGGCCCCTTTCTTCCGGAGCTTCCCATGGGCTATCAGTCCCCGATCTTCTCGGTGGATGTCAACGTTACCGGCGTCAACATTACGACCGGTGCGGCGTCGGCTTCTGCTTCCATTCCAAATAACTCCGCTGGCGTTGTGGCCCGCTATGTGCGAGTCACCGCCACTCAGTATGCCCATATCAAGGTAGGTAAAGGCTCGGCCACCGCCCTGGCTACCGACACGATGGTCATTCCTGGCGAGGCACTCATCTTCTGCTGTTCTGGTGCCGACACCATCGCCGCTATTTAGGACACAACCGCCGGCATGGTGAACATTGTTCCTCTGGAGTGGGCATGAAAACAGCGCTTCACCTGCAGGGCGATGACCTGGTTGTCGCTTAGAGCCAGGACGTGGAACCTATTCTTGAGTTCTGCAAGGCGCAGCACAATGCAGGCTTCTATGGATCATCGGAAATGCGCCATGTGGCAGAGGTGCCATATATCGTGATCGAGGCGTATTGCCAAAAGGCAGGCATCACGTTGCATGATTTCATGGACGACTAGACCCATATCCGCAGAGTGCTTGAAAATCCCGATAACTCCCTGTTCCGCATCTGGAAGGGCAAGCTCTAATGATCAACGACTACGCCACGCTCTAGGACGCGATCGCCCGATGGCTGGCGCGTACAGATCTATCTCTCTCCATTCCCGACTTCATTATGCTTGCGGAGACGCGGATCAATCGTGATCTTCGTGTGCGCTCGCAGCAAACCGTCGTAAGCGGAACGACATCGGGGCAGCAGATCACTCTGCCTAGCGATTACCGCTAGATGGAGGCGTTCATCGTCACCATTGGTGGCATTGAGACCGAGCTGAAGCCGGTCCCGCCCAATCGAAGCACTAATGCAACCATTTCACCCACTCCCTCTGGATACTGGATTGGTGGAAATGTTCTCCACCTGAACTGCAGCGCGGACTACGCCTATCGCATGGTCTACTTTGCCGGCGTTCCCAATCTGAGCGCATCGGCGACGCAGAACTGGCTTATTCAGCAAGACCCGAGCGTCTACCTATACGGCTCGCTGTTGGAGGCCTCTGCCTATATGCAGGATGACGACCGCATCCCTATTTGGAGGTCTGGCTATGAGACCTGCATGGATGCCCTTAGGCGGCAGGATGACTATGCTAGATTCAGTCCCGCTCCGCGGCAGCGTGTTGATATCGTGGTGCCGTAATGCGCATCGATTTGTAGGGCTTCTCTCCGGACCTTGACCCTGCTGTTCCAGGCGTCATCACCGACTGTGATCAGATCGTTCCCGCCATCCAAGGCTTCACGGCCGCCAATAGTCGGGTTGATGTCGGCCTATCTGCCCTGGATAGCGCATGCAAGGGCGCCTATGTCGGCACGCTTCTAGACGGCTCTAAGCGCATTGTTGCGGGCACCCAAGCCAAGCTATGGGATGTAACAGCAAGCACCTGGACGGATCGAAGTTAGGCAGGCGGATATACGGGCCTGAATCGCTGGCGGTTCACGATGTTCGGCAATAACGTGCTAGCAACCAACCGCGCGCAGCGTATCCAGCAGGCTGCCCCAAGCGCCAATTTCGCAGACATCGCCACCGCTCCAGCCGCCGCCGTCATGTGCTCGGCCTCTGGCTTCGTGCTAGTGGGCGATGTATCCGACCTTACAGGATCGTTTGGTGATCAGCCGGATGGTTGGTGGTGCTCTGGTCTGTTCAACCAGGCCGTTTGGACGCCAGCCGTATCCACCTAGTGCGCTAATGGTCGTCTAGTTACCGCTCCTGGCCGAATTACCGCCATGCGCGAGCTTGGCGACGATGTCGTGGCCTACAAGGCAAAGTCGATGTTCCTGGGGCGATATGTCGGCCCACCCGTTGTGTGGAGTTGGCAGCGCATTCCTGGCGATATAGGGTGCTCAGGCCAGGAATCTGTAGTCGTCGTGGGTTCTTCCCATTTCTTCATCGGTCCTGCGGACATTTATGTCTATGACGGTACAGTGCCTCGGTCCATTGGCGCTCCTATTAGGCAATGGTTCTTCCAGTCACTGAACGGATCGCAGCGAGCCAACATTATTGGCGCCGTCGATTTGGCCCGCGACCTTGTGTACTGGTACTACCCTTCCGTGGCGTCAACCACGGGCATCTGTGACAGCTGCATCGTCTACAACATCCGCACGAACCAGTGGGGAAGGGCATCGCAGAGCATCGAATCGGCTGTTGAGTATGCGTCTGGTGCCGTTACATACGATGGTCTAGGTACGCTGTATTCGACCTACGACAATCTGCCGAATATTGCCTATGACTCGCCGTTCTGGATCAGCGATCAGACGGTACCTGGCGTGATCGGCACTGATCATAAGCTCTACTCGCTGACCGGCAGCCCAGGGGCATCCTACCTGGTGTCCGGTGACTTCGGTGACGAGACCAACTGGAGCATGTTCCGACGCGCCACCCCTCGCTATCGAACGCAGCCTACGAGCGGCACGGGAACGAACTATTACCGCGGTAATTTGGGTGTGGCTCCTACCCAGGACCAGACCATCACGCAATCTAGCTAGGCAAGATTCGACTTCCGCCGGATTGCTCGCTGGCATCGCGTGCGGTTCGATTGGTCTGGTCCGGTATCTCTCAATGGCCTAGACGTGGATATCCAGTAGGCGAGCCGAGAATGAGGATTTAGACCGACCCTCGGTTGCCGTAGGACGTATAGCAGCAGATATTGCGCCTTACGCAGCTCATCCGAGACATTACGTTCCAGCTTAACGCCCTGTCCGAGGGCTAGCTGCAAGCCATTACAAACGCTCAAATCGCAGTACCGACTTCTGGTAAGTGGAACTAGGGCGATTTCGTCGCCAATAGCGCCGTATCGGAGCTTGGCACGGCAGGATCTAAGTACATCATTCGCGGTTGGCGATGCACGGTAGCGGGTGATTTCTCCGCTACGGCCCCAACCTTTGTCCAAGAACGCGCACTGACGGGTAATTGAATGCTACCGATGCTCTCTGGCACGACGAACGACGGAAAAATGAAGTTTCAGGCCGTCCCCGTGTAGCTTGTTCGGCAGTTTTGGGCTGAAGTTCTGCCTGGTATTCAGCAGATCCGCGACACGAATGATGAGCCGTGGATGCCTGAAGACGTCTACGCTGCTCTGGCAGCCAATAAGGCAACGCTGTATGTCTTCCATGCAGATGATGGCCATCTAGCTGGCTTTATTGTCTGCGAGGTGGTTGTGATGCCATTTGCTGCGTCCGCTGACCTGAACATCTGGCTCGGTTGGTCCGATGCAAAGGGTCAAGGCCACTACGGGTTTGAGGTTGCAAAATATGTTTAGAGTGCGGCCGGCCTGAGCCGAACTTTATTTTGGACGCCGCAAGACGCATCTTGGGTCGGCAAGTTCCGACGCGTTACCAGTCTCTACGAGGTCTAACCATGGGTGGCAGCTCCTAGCCGAAGAACACCACGACCACCACTCAGGTATAGCTGCCTGCGTGGCTGTCGAGCGCCTATCAGAACTACTTCAACCAGACTCAGGGCGTTAACAACAAGCCGTATCAGCAGTATAGCGGCTAGACCGTCGCCGGCTTGACGCCAGAGCAGATGGGCGCCATCACCATGGCAGGTCAAGGTGCGGCGGGTCAGGGCACTAACCAGGCGGCCCAGGCCGCGCAGCTTCAGAACGTGCTCAATGGCGGCTACAGCGTCAATCCGTCCGCCAACCCTTATATGGGACAAACAACCAACGTCGGCCAGAACCAATACGCCGGCCAGAATCCCTATCTAGGGCAGATGGTCAACCAGGCTCAGCAGAACATCGTAGACAGCTACAACAAGAACACGTCACCCGCCTTGGCTGCGCAGTTCGCTTCTAACGGAGCATTTGGTGGCAGCGCCTACAACGACGCCATGCAGCAGTCGCAGAACACCTTGGCTTAGAACCTCGGTCAGGTGTCGACGAGCCTCTACGGCCAGGACTACCAGAACCAGCAGCAGCTCGCCGAGAACGCACTTAATCGCAACGTGCAGGCTCAGCAGACGGATTTGGCGCGTAACGCGTCGTTGTATCAGCAAGGCATCGCTAATCAGCTCGGTGCGGCCCAGCAGAACGCAGGGTTGATCCTCAATGCATCATAGGGTGTGACGGGTGCCAATGCCCTTCAGAGCCAGTTCTTGGGCCAGTATGGCAACCTTGCTGCCGGTCAGCAGCAGGTCAATCAAGGGATGCTCGATCAGGCTGCGAACAACTGGTACAACCAGAACTACGGCTACGATCAGCAGCGTCTAGCGAACATGGGTCAGGCGCTAGGTACTGTACAGGGCGGCTTCCAGGGTTAGCAGACGACTGGCCTAAACCCCGCATATCAGCCTCGCAGCACTGGCGGTGCATTGGCTTCCGCTGCTGGCGGAGCAGCTACCGGCATGGCCGTTGGTGGGCCGTGGGGAGCGGCGATTGGCGGCGGTGTTGGTCTTCTTGGCTACTATCTCTGAGGATGACCGATGAATGGCTTTAACTTTCTGTCCGGCATGTAGAACTATCCAGGTCTTCAGTATCAGCTCGGAACCTACGGCCAGCCTCAGCAATATCTCGGATAGGCGCCGATGATCTCAGATCCCTCTCAGTGGGCTAATAGTGGCTTCAACTTCGCCACCGGAGAGCAGGGTGGCATTCCGTCATATACGCAGAATCCCTTGAGCAATCAGGGCGCCAATGGATTTAGTCTTGGGGACCGCTTTAGGCGCTTTCAGGCAGCAAATGGCATGAGCAATCTCGGCCTTGGCTTGAGCGGACTAAATATGATGCTTGGCGGCTGGGGGAGTCACAGCTAATGGCTTGGTATAGCGGTCTATTCGGTGACACCAGCGGGCTGAGCGATCAGGATCAGTAGAACATCGCCAATCAAGGGTTGCTGCGCGCTGGTCTTGGAATTCTGGCGGCCAATGGCCGACCAGGAACGACTCCATTCCAGGCCATTTCTAGCGGACTTCTAGGCGGCATGGATAGCGTCCAGCAGGGTGCATCCAATCTCCAAACTTCACGCTACAAGCAGGCACAGATGCAGTCTGCGATGGCAGATATGCAGCGCAAGCAGCAGATGCAGGCACTTGCGGCCAAGTTTGCCAAGCCAGACGGCACGTTCGACATGCAGGGCTATCAGCAGGCGCTGAGTGGCATTGATCCTCAAGCATCGATCGATATGCAGCAGAACCTGCTTCATTCCAAGTTGTACGAGGCGCAGGCGAAGAAGGCACAAGCCGATGCCCGTGCAAAGGCTGTTCGTCAGATCAATTCGGGTAACAACGTCGTTACTCAGGAGCAGCAGGAAGACGGTTCCTGGAAGACTCTTGCCACGGCTCCGCGTTGGCAGCCGTAGTAGTCTGCCGGTTCGGCATTCGCCCAGCAAATCGACCTCATGCGCAAGTACGGCGCTACCGATGACGACATTCGGGCGAAGCTCGGCATTCAGCCCTAGGGAGGCCAGCCGTAGAGCAATCTGAGCGGCCAGGACTACCTAAATAGCCTGCCAGATCAAGAGAAGAACATGGTTCAGGCTATCGTGGACGGCCGCTATCCGGTTCCCACCGGACGACAGGCCATGAGTCCTTAGTGGCAATCTGCTATCGCTGCTGCTCAGCAGGTTGATCCAACTCTTGACGCAGGCAGCTACAAGTCCCGAGCAGCCGCGCGGCAGAACTACACATCTGGCAAGGGATCGATGGAAATTAAGGCGCTCAACACGCTGGCTGGGCATCTTCAGACGCTGTCGGACAGCCTCGACCAGATGGACAATTCGGATATTTCTCTCATCAATCGAGGTAGCAATTTAATAGGCAAGGAGTTTGGCGGTAAGCGAGGCCAGGCTTTGTCACAGTTCAATACATCAGCCAAGGCGGTGGGCGATGAGGCGGCCAAAGTTTTTGCTGGGGGCCAAAGTGCCCTGGGTGATCGTAAGGAAATCGGCGAATCGCTGAATCCCAACGCTCCTAACAGCAACCTGCGCGCAACCCTGAAGACCTACGCCGAACTCGTACAGAGCAGGTTGGCTGCGATCCAGGATCAGGCTAATCAGGCCATGGGTTACGGCTCACACTCCATTTAGGTTGTGACGCCGAAGGCAGCGAAGACGTTCCAGAAGTTTGCCGGCGGATCGTCTGGGGCGCCCTCAGCGCAGGTCAACCTTAACCAGCAAGACCCCCTCGGCCTTGGGATTGGACAGTGAGCATTCTTGACGATATCCGGTAGCAGTACCCGCAATACTCGGACGTTTCGGACGGCAAACTGGCGGCGGCTATCCGCAAGAAGTATTACGCCGATATGCCGCCGCAGGACTTCTATCGTCAGGCCGGCTTGGGCCATCTAGTTGGCCTGGATGATGCTCCGGCGAATGGTCTTGGCACGGATGGGCAGAACTACGCAGCTGGTATGGGCAAGTCCGTGGTGGACAACTTGCGTGGCCTTCAGCAGGTCGGCACGGGTCTTGTCTCACACCTTCCCCTGGTGGGTGATCGCGCACAGGCCGCATACGACCGTCTGAAGCAGGAACAGTCCGACGCCAACGCCCAGGATGCGCCGCTGATGGGGACGAAAGCTGGCGTACTTGGCAACATTTCCGGTTAGGCGCTGCAAGCCATTGCTGGCGGTACAGCCCTTAAGGGCGCCGGCTTGGCAGGCTCGATTGTGCCTGGCGGATATACGGGCGCGGCTATCTCTGGTGGTCTCCAGGGCGCCATCCAACCCCTTTCCGCCGACCAGAGCGAATGGAGCCGCTTGGGAAATGCCGCCATCGGTGCTGGGGCAGGCTTGGGTGGTCACGGCATCGTCAATGGCCTTGGCGCCACCTATCGCGGAGCCAAGGCTCTACTTGCCCCATTCTTCGATAAGGGGCAAGACCAGATCGTCGCCAATACGCTCACTCGATTCGGTGGTAATGCAGCCAAGAATGCGACTGCCAGTCAGATTCCTGGCGTGAATGCGAGCATGGCGGAACAGACGGGCGATGCAGGTCTAGCTCAGCTTCAGCGGGCAGTATTTGAGCGTGATCCTGCGCTCATGCAGCAGTTCACCGAGCAGCAGGCGAAGAATAATGCCTCTCGCTTGGGGCTTCTGTAGGGCGTGGCCGGAACTCAAGATCAGCTCGACAACGCCATCGCACGCCGGAGCGCGGCAGCCGATATGCGCTACCAATAGGCCTTCCAAGACAACGAGTCGCAGCAGATCGCCAGGCAGTGGAGCGCCGATCAGGCGAGGAAGCAGGCTTTAGACGCCGCACAACAGGCTTAGGCGCAGCAGTATGGCCTTCCGCTGTCTCCGCAGCAGAATGCGACGCTGCAATCGGCAATGGATCAGGCTGATAAGATCGTTCAGCCATCCGCTCGAATGCAGGAACTTGCTCAGCGACCAGCGATCTAGCAGGCCGTAAAGACCGCAAAGACCATTGCAGAAAATCAGGGAATCGATCTGGGTGACCCGCTCACGTCGCTTCGTGGGCAGCACTACGTCAAGATGGCGCTTGATGATGCATTGAACACTGCGCAACAGCAGGGCATCGGCAAGGTTGAACAGGGAGCTATTGCAAACACCAAGGCCGCATTTGTAGCGGAACTTGAGCGACAGAATCCCGCTTATCGTAATGCCCGACTGGCATTCCGCGACATGAGTCAGCCAGTTAATTAGCTTGAGCTTGGCCGCGGACTTCTATCGCGGGTTACTAGCCCACAGGCTGGTGAATTCGGCCAGATTGTCGACCAGCTGGGCAACCCTGTACTAACGCCCGACCGATTCGGTAATGCGGTGAAGCAACTTGATTCACTCGCATAGAAGGTGACGGGCCAGAAGTAGGCGAGTGCAGCCTCTATCCTGGCTCCGCAACAGAAGGACGCGGTTACGTCGCTCCTTGGTGACCTGTCGCGTCTGAAGGTGGCGAACAATACGGGTCGTTCAGTTGGATCTAATACCGTCCAGAACCTTGCAAGCCAGAATCTCTTGAGCGAGATAGGCAATGGCATAGGCCTACCATCGCTGGCTGACAGCGGTCTACTTGGCCGTCTTACTACGCCGGTCAGCAAGGTCTATGGGCTGTTCAATGTCCCTGACCAAATCAAAGAAAAGCTGGCTCAGGTCATGCTCAACCCGCAATCGGCCGAGTCACAGGCAATCATTCGCCGCATGACGCCGGCCCAGCGATCAGCGTTTGCGCAGTACGCCGCTAGTGCTGGTGGTCTTATAGGCCAGTCTGCCGGTCTCGGTATCAGTCAAAAGCCGGCGCTTCAGCCCTGACTCCGGCATCCATTTGACTAAGGCCATAGCACCAAGACGAGCGGTACCTAACAGCACAATGGCTATCACCGGCCCCACTACGAACCCAGCCGCAATCCTGAAAAAGGTCATCTGAGGATCAGACATGCCCGTACCTGTAAAAATGGCGGATTTGTTCACTATCGCCGCCTCCAATAGCCCGGCTGGCTCCGATCCCATCGGCAACAGCCTGGACGACTACCTGAGGGCGGTGTAGGCCATTATACGCTCTACGAATGCCCTGGCTTCGGCGACCCTGGCGGCCGGTTCTACGACCGATCTAGGATCTGCGGACGCGGAGTCCGTCCAGATCACCGGAACGGCCAGTATCTCGTCCTTTGGCACAACCGCAGCGGGTATTGTCCGCGAGTGCCGATTCGCTGGCGCCTGCACCATCGTGAATTCCAGCGCTATCGCCATTCCTGGTGCGGTCAACATCACGACCGCGGCCGGCGATGTGATTCGCTTCCGCTCCCTCGGCTCTGGCAACTGGATCTATGTCTGCGGTACCCAGCAGCCTGGCTATTTGCCGGTGGCCGGTGGAACCATGACCGGTTCAGTAACCTTTGCTCCGACCGCAGCCTTGGGCAATACAGCCGGCAACTTCTACGTGCCAACCCTGTTCCAGTAGGCCACGTCGAATAACGATCAGCTCGTTACTCAGCATACCCGCGTCTCTAACGGATCGGATTGGACAACGGCCATCATGAGCATCTACCGAAAGGTAGACTCGTCGCAGCATGGTTTTGTGTAGTTCGGTGAGGCCACTTCGGGCACTGGCCTTGCGTTCGGGTCCGGATCGTCTACCTATGCGACCATGTCAGGCGCTGGTGCATGGTCCTTCTCTAGCCGGCCGACGTTCAACGGTAACGCCGCCTGGGACGCTGGCAACTTCAATCCTGCCAACTATGCCGCTCTGGCTGGCGCGATCTTCTCGGGTCTCATTACAGCCAACGGCAATATGCAGGTGAACAGCCTGTTCAACCAGAGTATCGGCACCGTTGGTACGCAAACCAATCTATCCAACTTCGGCTGGGGAAACGGTGTGCCGCGTTGGAAGCAGTGGCTGGAAACCAACGCCGACTTCTCGTTCTACTCCTACGATTCGGCAGGCTCGACGCCGCGCAAGACGCTTAGCATCGTGAACACGACGGGCGTATGTACGGCACCGGACTTCCAGTCGCTATCGGATGTCAGCCTGAAGTCCAATATCAAGCCGCTTGATCGTGGTCTCCAGGCACTCCTTAAGTTAGCCCCGTGCTCTTATGAGAAGGATGGCAGGAGTGAAATCGGCTTCATCGCCCAGGATGTGGCGGAAGTGGTGCCGGAGGCTGTGGCGAGACGCTCTGACGGCCTCATGACCCTATCCCATGGTCAGCTGACGGCCCTCATCACCAACGCGCTGAAGGAGCTTGCTGGGCGCGTTTCGGCGCTTGAGGCATAACCATGGCCGTTCCGTCCAATCCGAAGCTATCTGACGTTTACACCGAGTTCGGGGCGCCCACAGGAACGTCCCTATCTGCATTCCTCCGCGGTGGGGCGTGGGTGCCAAATACGGCAGCCAATGCGGGTGTCCCTACCGCATTGCCCATCAGTCTTTCCTGGCTTGCTGGGTCCGTGAAATACACGCCTATGTCGGTATCTGCCGGCAACGTCTCTGGTAGCACGAACTCGGCTGTGTCGAATGACACGATTGGCTCGTCCTCGGCCACCGTAACGGGCGGGTTGGCACCGTTCACTTACGCATGGACCTACATCAGCGGCGATTCGTTCGGCATCAGTTCGCCAAGCACGCAGGGAACGAGCTTTACGAGGCCTGGACGCCCTCCGGCAGGCCTCTACACCGGCACCTACCGTTGCACAGTGACTGACGCCACATCGGCTACAGCGTTCAAAGACATCACGGTCACGGACAACCGCATCTAA